GCAGGATATTATTAATGGTAACCTAGATGTTTTTGATAAAGCATGGGAATGGTATCAGTCAGGTCCACGTCAACGGCTACAACCGGGTGGCGGAATCATCGTGGTTCACACGCGCTGGTCTAAAAAAGACTTAATTGGTAAACTTCTTGACTATGCGGAGAAGAATCCAGACGCAGACCAGTGGGAGTACATAGAGTTTCCAGCTATTATTAATGAGGGTAGTGACCACGAGGAGTCAATGTGGCCTGAGTTCTGGACATTACCTGAGCTTAAGAAGATACAGAATACGATTAGTCCGCACTTGTGGAATGCTCAGTACATGCAAGCACCAACATCAGAAGGTGGTGCACTGATTAAAAAGGCATGGTGGCAGATGTGGGATAAGGATAATCCACCGCATTGTGAGTTTACAATCATGTCATTAGATGCTGCGCAAGAGGCAACGAACCGTTCTGACTTTAATGCCTTGACAACTTGGGGTGTTTTCTTTAACGAAGAAACGAATAACTATAATATAATATTGCTAAACGCAATTAAAAAGCGTATGGAATTCCCAGAACTCAAGGCAATGGTATTAGAGGAGTACAAGGAATGGCAACCAGACGCATTCATGGTAGAAAAGAAATCTAATGGGGCTGCATTATATCAAGAGCTTCGAAGGATGGGTATTCCCGCGGGAGAGTTTACTCCGGGCAAAGGGCAAGATAAGATTAGTCGCGTCAATGCAGTAACAGATTTGTTTTCATCTGGGATTGTGTGGGCACCAGACCGTCGTTGGGCTAGGGAAGTAGTTGATGAATGTAATGACTTTCCAAATGGCGAACACGATGACTTGGTCGACTCGACGACTCTCGCGCTAATAAGATTCAGGCAGGGTGGGTTTATTCGTTTACCAAACGATGAAGCAGAAGACAGCGTACTATATCGATATAAGAAAAAAGCAGCTTACTATTAAAGGACATAACAATGGCAATTGATAAAAGTTTATCCCAAGCTCCGCAAGGACTTGACCAGTTAGACCAGATGGAAGAAGGACCCGCACTAGAGATTAGTATTGAGGACCCAGAGAGTGTTGAGATTGGTATCGATGGTAAACCTATTCTTAGTATAGAGAATACCGAAGATACGCCAGAGTTCGAAGCTAACTTAGCTGAGGAGATAGATGACCGTGTCCTAGTTACATTAGCATATGAGTTAATGGCTGACTTCGAAGACGACGTTGCTTCTCGTAAGGATTGGATACAAACATATGTAGATGGTCTTGAGCTATTAGGTTTAAAGATTGAAGAGCGTTCAGAGCCTTGGGAAGGCGCATGTGGTGTGTATCACCCACTATTAAGCGAGGCTGTTGTTAAGTTCCAAGCTGAGACGATGATGGAAACATTCCCAGCCGCAGGTCCAGTTCGTACGCAAATCATCGGTAAAGCCACCCCAGAGAAGAAAGAAGCGGCAGCTCGTGTTGAAGAAGATATGAATTATCAATTGACAGACGTTATGAAAGAGTTTCGTCCTGAGCATGAGCGTATGTTATGGGGTCTAGGTCTAGCAGGTAACGCGTTCAAGAAAGTGTACTTTGACCCAGCACTAAACCGCCAAACGTCAATGTATGTTACAGCTGAAGATGTGGTAGTGCCATATGGTACATCAAGTCTTGAGTCAGCCGAACGTATTACACATGTAATGAGAAAGACAGAAAACGATATCCGCAAGCTACAAAGCGCAGGATTCTATCGTGATGTTGAGCTAGGTGAGCCGACATATAACTTAGATGAGGTAGAGAAAAAGATAGCTGAGAAGTTAGGCTTCCGTGCTTCTACTGATAACCGCTTTAAACTCCTAGAGATGCAAGTTGAATTAGACTTAGAAGGCTACGAGCATGAAGATGATGATGGAGAACTTACAGGGATTGCACTTCCATACATTGTAACTATTGAAGTAGGCACAGCTACAATCCTAGCTATTCGCCGCAACTGGAAACCTGACGATGAGTTTTATCAAAAACGTAACCACTTTGTCCATTACGGATATATTCCCGGCTTTGGTTTTTATTGCTTTGGGCTTATCCATCTTATCGGTGCTTTCGCTAAGTCTGGCACTTCTCTCATTCGTCAGCTTGTTGATGCTGGCACCTTGGCTAATCTACCGGGGGGTTTTAAAACTCGTGGGTTACGTGTTAAAGGTGACGATACACCGATAGCTCCGGGTGAATTTAGAGATGTAGACGTACCATCAGGCACAATGCGCGACAACATCATGCCGTTGCCTTATAAAGAACCTTCACAAGTGCTTATGGGATTATTAAGCATGATTGTAGACGAGGGTCGTAAGTTCGCTGGTGCTGCTGATATGCAAATATCAGATATGTCTGCCAACTCACCAGTAGGTACAACGCTGGCTGTATTAGAGCGCACATTGAAAATGATGAGTGCAATTCAAGCTCGTATCCATTACTCAATGAAACAAGAGTTCAAGTTACTTAAAGATATCATTCGTGACTTTACTCCTGACGAATATGAATATGACCCAGACCAAGGTGACCGCAAGGCTAAGAAAGAGGACTACGACCAAGTGTACGTATTGCCTGTATCAGACCCGAACGCAGCTACGATGGCACAGAAGGTCGTCCAATATCAAGCAGCCCTACAGCTGGCTCAGACAGCGCCACAGCTATATGATTTACCGCTACTTCACCGTCAAATGTTGGAAGTTTTAGGGATTACGAATTTCCAAAAACTTGTGCCTATGGCTAGTGACTTATTACCAACTGACCCAATCAGTGAGAATCAAAATATTCTTAAGGGTAAGCCAGTTAAAGCGTTCCTATATCAAGACCATGTATCACATATATCAGTGCATCAATCAATGATGCAAGACCCACATGTGCAACAATTGGTAGGCATGAACCCACAACTCGCGCAACAGTTACAGGCTGCAATGTCAGCGCATATTATGGAGCACTTAGGATTTGAGTATCGCAAGCAAATGGAAACCGCTATGGGTGGTACATTGCCTCCATATGTTGACCCATCTGATGATAGTCAAGAGCAAGAAGTTATGCCTCCACAAATTGAGTCACAAGTTGCACAAATGGCAGCTAAGGCATCACAACAATTGTTAGGTCAACACCAGCAAGCAGCGCAGCAAGCGCAGAACGCACAAACTGCTCAAGACCCTATTATTCAAATGCAACAACAAGAGTTACAACTTAAGCAGCAAGATATCCAACGTAAAGTGGCTAAAGACCAATCTGATGCGCAGTTCAAAGCACAACAGCTTGCAATTGACCAACAACGTGTAGCAGGGCAACAACGTATATCTGCAGCACAAATGGCTATAAACCATGCAAATACTACGGACAAACTACAGGCAGACCAACGCATGAAGGGGTTCCAAACAGCAGTAGATGTACATAAACATCAAACTAATATTGAGCATCAACAAGGAACGGCATTCAGTAACCAGAACCATCAACAGGGTATGGCTATGGATGACCAAGAGCACCAACGTAAACTCCAAGAGATGCAACATAACTTGCAAGGAAAATTAGCAGAGAAGTCTGCACAACTAAAACCAAAATCACAGAAAGGTGAATAATGGACAGAAATCTTGAATTTCTTTTATCCGAGTACAAGGACCGAATGGAAATGCTTTCCGAAGCGCTAATACGCGGTAATTGCCCAACGATAGAAGAGTACAGATACATATGTGGTCAGCTACGTGGTCTCGAAGCTGCATGTGGAATTATCGTAGACCTCAAACAACGAATGGAGAACTCGGATGAGTAACCTAAACTTAGCTCAAGCTATCGACCTCACAGGGTTGGCAGTAAAGGCTAGACAAGATGCATCAATAGAAGCAGAAGTAGGCGATAAAGAAAAAGCAGCGCAAATCCCAATCCCGACAGGTTATCACATATTATGTGCGATTCCTGAAATGGAAAAGGAATACGAAAGTGGTTTAGTAAAAGCTGATGAAACAGTGAGATTGGAAGAAATTTTAACTACAGTATTATTTGTAGTTTCATTAGGACCAGATGCGTATAAGGATGAAATTAAGTTTCCATCTGGCGCATGGTGTAAACAGGGTGACTTTATCCTTGTTCGACCAAACTCAGGCAGCCGATTAG